GTGTCGCCCGCCGAAGTCTACATGGCCCTCCGGCTCCAGCTCGAAGCGCAGCTCGGGCGCGAGCAGACGACGCGCGCCGGGACGATGATTCTCCTCGGGCAGATGGCGCTCGAGACGGCGCGCTTCGAAGCGACGATGAACTACAACTTCGGCGGCGTGAAGTGCTCGCCGAAGTGGGCGGGCTGCTGGCAGCACTTCACCACGACGGAGCACGTCTCCGAGGACGAGGCCGCGCGCTACCTCGCGACGGTCCCGCCAGGGGCGAAGGTCGAGCGCATCGGCGTTGACGACTCGGGGCGCGTCATCCTGCGCTTCAGCGGGCGTCACCCGGTGAACAAGTTCCGGGCGTACGAGACGCTCGACGACGCGGTGCAGCACCACGTCGCGTTCCTCCTCGGCAAGCGCTACCGCAACGCGGTGCACCTCGCGATGGCGGGGCGCGCGGACGACTACGCGATCGCCCTGCGCTCGGCGGGCTACTACACCGGCGACGCGGCGGCCTACGCCCGCTCAGTGCGGCTCCTCGCGCGGGAGTACGACGGGAAGATGCCGCCGGAGCCCGCGCCAGTCGTTCCGGCGCCTGAGCGCCACGAGGACGCGCCGGTGACGCTCGCGGCAAGCGCAGCGCCAGCGCCGGCCGAAAAGCCCGCCACGCCCCCGCAGGAGCCCGCCGTTGCGGTGCCTCCGGTCGTCCCGCTCCCGCAGATCGGCACGGGGCTCGCGAAAGAAGAAGAGCCTCGCCCGTGGTGGGTTCGGCTCCTCGTCTGGCTCGTCGGCGCACTCACCGGCCGGCGCTGACGCAGGCCCGGCAGGTCGTCACGCCGTGCTGCGTGATGGTCCACCCCCTCGGGAGGGCGACGCGGTCGCCTCGTCGCTCGGTCGTCTCGACGCGCTTGCAGCGCCAGCAACGCCAGTCGTACTCGGATCCTATCGGTGCGTCGCGTCGTACATCCATGTTCGGCTCCATCCCATCGGGTGAAAGCGCACGATCTCGCCCGCTTCGACGAGCTCGGCAAGGATTGCGACGAGGTTCGCCGACTTCCGCGCGTGCGCAGCGGGGAGGAGCCTCTCGATGTGGCGCCGAATGAGCGGCCCGCGCTCGCGGAGGAGCTCGACGATCGCCTGCTTCGCGAGGCGCCTCGGGCAGTGCTGGCACGACTTCGAGCGAAACGTCTGCACCGATGCGTAGGTGCGCTCGGCGACGGAGCCGCAGAGGGTGCAGCGCACGGTGACGGTGCGCGCGTGGTACTTCTCGCCGTCGTCGGCGAGGACCTCGAAGATCCCCATCATGCGAGGGACCGCCGCGTCGTGTTCGTCAGCGCGCCTCATGGCAGATACCTACCGACGAGCTCGACCCACGCAGGGACGACGAGCACGGCGAGGAGGACGCCGAGCGGACCGCCGTACCACCCGAGGGCGACGGCGGGCGCGACGAGGACGAGGTTCCCGATCAGGGCGCGCATCGCTCTTCCCCCTGGCGCTTGCGCGCGCACGGCAGGCAGGCGAGCCCGAGCCCGTTCGCGAGGTGATGCTCCCTCACGACCTTCTCACGCCCGCAGACGCAGCGCGTGAGCCAGCAGGGGCGCCCGCGGCCCTCGACGCGGCGGACGAGAGTGCGCTTCCCGAGCACGTCGCCGGGCTTCATCATCGCGTCACCATCCTCTCCCACCGCGTGAAGAAGCGGTGCCCCGCGCGCGTCATGGCGGCGTTCAGGCCGGCGTCGCTCGAGATGATGCGGCCCTCGACGTAGACGAGCGTCGAAGGTCCAGTCGGCAGGTACTCGGGGAGCGCCTGCACGATGACGGCGAGCGGCGTGAGCCTGTGGAGCGGCTTCCACGGGCCCTCCGAAAGCGACGTGATGACGCGGTCAAAGCGACTGAGCTCGAAGTGGTCGAAGCCCGAGAGGCTCGCGAGCCAGACCTCGAGCACCGGACCGAGCGTCTCGTCGACGCGGGCCTCGATGCGCGCTCGCGTCCCGAGCTCGCGGTCGTCGCAGTGGACGACGACGGATCCCGGCGTGAGAAGCCAGTGCGTCTGACCTCCGTGGTACGCCACGTCGTAGCCGTCGATCCTCGGCACCGTTCTGTTCGTTGCCGACCGGACGGCGCGCTGGGCGGTAGTCCAGTCCCACACGGCGTCGCGCGGGATGTCGAGCGCCCACTTGTGGCGGAAGGCGCGGCCCAGCCGGATGGCGAGACGGCCGACGAGGTCGGGGGGAATCATGCTCGGTGGCTCCGCAGGTACTCGATCTCGGAGGCGGCGGCGTCGCCCGCGATTCGGCGGGCCTCGGCGAGACGCTCGGCGAAGCCCTCGGCGGCGTAGTGAAAGTCGCCGGGCTCGACGTTGGCGAGGTGGCGGATCAGCGCCATCTGCGCCGCCGACTTGGCCGCGCGAGCGAGGCGACCCATGCGGGTGTCCTTGGCGATGTGCGAGCCGTAGAGCGGCCCGAGTGCGTCTTCGGCGAGCTGCTGCGCGATGGTCATGGCGAGGATGGACATGTGCACTCCGTTTCAGTGTTCGCCGCAACGTGCGGCGTGCGGTCAATATGAACGACGAAAGACTTAGAAGCAACCTCTTTTTACTAGCTCCTCCACTTTTTCTTTCGCTTGGAGAAACCCAGCGCAAACGAGCACCGTGTGGTCGATTGACTCCAGGTAGCGATGCCAGTCTTTTTGTGCTGCGCTTACGGCCCCGCCGTCCGCGCGTTTCATCTCGACCCAGAGATTCCACGCCGGGATGAGCAGGTCTGGCACGCCCGCGACGACGCCCTCGGCCTTCAGGCGTGCGCCGGTCGTTCGGCTGCGCTGCGACCCGTTCGGGATCGCGAGGATGCGGATCGCCGGGTACGTCTTGCGGAACCAGGCGACGAACTCGCGCTGCTCGACGTGCTCCGTCCGCGCGGGCGCGTCACTCAGAACGGGACGAGCTCTTGCCACTCTTCGCATGTGTTCTCCTCTTCCGCCCACTCGCGCGGCGGCGCTGCTTTGTGCACGGTGCACTCGTTCGAAGGCGTCCACTCGTCGGCGAGGTAGTGCCGACACGAGAGGCAGCACCTCGGCGGATTAGCGACGACTTCAAGCCACTGCTTCGCGTTCATCGGCGGCCCATTCTCGTTTCAGGACTTCGGCAAACTTACCGCGTTTCGTGTAGCGTACCACGGTCGGCGGCGGCGTTGCGTTCATCTCGCGCGCAATCTCGTCGAGGTCGTCGACGAGCGCCCAACCAGGAGAGAGGCCAGCGTCGGCGGCGATGCGTGCGAGGAGCCGACGAGCCTTGTCGCCCGCGTATCCGTCGTGAGCGATCGTCAGGTACTCGTCGATCGTCTCCGTTAGCCCGCCGTAGTAGCGCACGCGCAGCGACTCCTTGCCCGAGGACGCGCCGACGTGGCGTCGCCACTCCCATTCGGTGACCTCGAGCTCGCGCACGTCGGAGGGCGGCGCGCCCATGATGTCAACGTCACGCAGGGCGAGCTTCTTCTCTTCGGGCTGCGGGAACTCATGACCGCACGACGGGCACACGCGGCACGTCGGGTGCACGAGCTCGCTGCAGGCGTCGCAGACCTTCACCGGCGCTTCGCCCGTTCCCTTCTTCGCCTTGCTCGGCGGCTTTACGGCGGTGATGGGTCCGTGCGTCTCGACGACGCCCGCGAAGTCGAGCACGAGGCAGTCGGCCTTCCCAGGTGCGATGCGAAGTCCTCGACCCGCCATCTGAACGTAGAGGCCCGGCGATAGGGTCGGGCGCATCATGGCGATGAGGTCGACGCCGGGGTGATCGAAGCCCGTCGTGAGCACGTTCGCGTTCGTGAGCGCACGCAGCTCGCCGCGCTTGAAGGCGTCGATGATGCGCTCGCGCTCCTTCTTCGGCGTGTCGCCGGTCACGCAGTCGGCGGCGATGCCCTCTTCGCGCAGCACCTCGCACACGTCGCGCGCGTGGTCGACGCCGCAGCAGAAGAACAGCCATGACTTGCGCGAGCCTGCGAGGGCGATGGTCTCGCGCACCGTGCGCTCGTTCTGGTCGCGCGTGTTGACGGCCTTCTGAAGCTCGCTCTCGATGAACTCTCCGCCGCGCGTGTGCACGCCCTCGGTGTCGAGCGCGGCCTCGGTCCACTTCGAGCGCAGCTTCGAAAGGTAGCCGAGCTGCACGAGCTCCTCGATCGACACGGGCTCGATGAGGTCGTCGAAGAGCGCGTCGCCGTCGGTGATGAGCCCGTGCCCGAGCCGGTACGGCGTCGCGGTGAGGCCGACGACGCGAAGCGCGGGGTTCACGCGCTCGAGGTCGGCGAGGAACGTGCGGTAGCCGCCCTCGTCCTTGTGCGAGACGAGGTGCGCCTCGTCGATGATGACGAGATCGACGTGCCCCACGTCGGCGGCGCGCTTCCGAATCGACTGGATGCCCGCGAAGGTGATCGGCTCGCCGAGCTCCTTGCGGCCGACGGACGCCGAGTAGATGCCCATCGGGGCACCGGGCCAGTGCGCGCGCAGCTTCGCGGCGTTCTGCTCGATGAGCTCCTTGACGTGCGTCAACATGAGAACGCGCGTCTCGGGCCACTGCGTGAGCGCGTCTTCACAGAGCGCGGCGACGATGTGGCTCTTCCCCGCGCCCGTCGGGAGGACGAGGCACGGGTTCCCGGTGTTGCCTGCGCGAAACCAGTCGTAGAGCTGGTCGATCGCGCGTTGCTGGTAGGGGCGGAGGTTCACGCCTTCCCCGCTTCCACGTCGCCGATAAGGCAGACGAGCCCCTGAAGCGCCGCGACGGGGTCGAGCGCGAACCACGAGAGATGCGGATGGCCTTCGCACGTCGCGATCCATCCGCCGTCTTCGGCAGAGAAGAACACGGAGAAGCGCTTCATCCGACGACCTTCCCGCCGAACTTGGTGCGGAGCGCGACCAGGGTCGGATCCACGCACGCCTTCGGGTTCGCGATGAGCTCCGTTGAGGCGAAGCCGCGCACCTCGACGCCGTCGATGACGTGCACCGCGTCGCCCGCGTCGTCGTAGGTGATGGGCCACGGTGCGAGGTGCTCGTGCAGCGCGTGACAGTCGTGCGCCTCGCGCATCCAGTCGGTCGGCATCGCGTTTCCGCCGTGGCGCGCGCACGTCCACGTCGAGTCGGCCTCGGCGGTCGAGTGCGCGCACGTTCGGCAGTTCACCTCGCGCGTCACCTTCGAGCCGTGGCAAAGGTCGTGAGCGCTGCACCACTTGCACTCGAACCATGTCGGGTCCGTGCTGATTGGCGGCGGCATCTCGTCAGCGAGGGCGATGCGCTGCCCGCGCTCGACGAGGCGCTCCGCGCGCACGCGGTCGAGCTCCACGCGCTCGGTGTAGAGGCGGTCGTCGTCCTTGCAGACGGCGACGTAGAGGGCTCGGTCAACGCCCGTCCCGAGCATGTACGCCTGTACCTGCGCGAAGTGCTTCTGGTGCGCCTTCTCGACGCCCTCCTTCTCGAGCGCCTCGAACGACTTCTTCGAGTGCGTCTTGATCTCGAGGACGTGGGCCTTCTTCGGCGCGTCGGGCACGCCCGCGGTGATGATGCCGTCGATGGAACCCGAGACGTGCGAGCCGAAGTCGACGCGCGTCTGCTCGGCGCCGGTCGAGCGCACCTTGCAGCCGATCGCGCGGAGGTCTTCGACGACCTGCGCCTCCTCGTTCTGGCCGCGCCGGAAGACGCGGAGCACGCGCCCGGGAAAGGTCTCGCGCACGGCCCAGCGGAAGGAGAGCCAGAGCTTGCGGTCGCACTTCTCGCCGAGTGTGGACGCGCCCATGTGAGGGCGGAAGCACTCGGCGTGCGATGCGCGCTTGGCTTCGTGCGCTGCGTCGATGAGGGCGGCGATGGTGTGTTGGGGTTCGGGGATCTTCACGGCGTGCCTTTCATTGCGCGCGCCCACTCGGCGCGCTGTTGGTGTTGCTCAGCTAGCACCCGGTGCCACGCGGCACGGATGGCGGCCTCTTCTCCTGCGTTCCGCGCGATGATGGCGAACGAGCGCTTGCCGATGGTCGCGATTGCAAGCTCGCGGGCGGTCATCGCTCCGCCTCGCGCATGATGCGCTTCTCGCACGCGCGGCAGTCGAGCCGCGCGCCGCCCACGTCGTCAATCCAGTCGTCGCCGTGCG